TGCTGGACGCAGTAGAGCGACGTCAGTGATTGTCCATTCGGTCATCATGACGTGTCCACTGCCACCAAGAGTCGTCGTCTTGGTGCGACTGGACTGCATACCGATTGCAGAGATGATGCGCGCAGGTACATCAGCAATCTCCACAGCATTCTTCAGAGAGGTGCCATAGTAGACAGTACTAATACCAGATACGCTCATGCCTGCGACAGATGCCACAATCGACACCAGTTGACTACTCATAATGATCGCCTTACATACGGTCGAAGCATGCTTGTGACGTCTTTTGGAATCTGAGGTGCAGCCAACACCATGCCATCAGCACTGAGAATTGCACGATCGCTGTCTGGTGTTCCTTCTCGCTGTCGATACAGGTATGCTGCGATGCGCAGTGTTGCTGCAACGATGTCTGCTGGTGCAGTCAGACTGTATGCAAACCGTCCAGTCACACTGATGGCATTCTCTGGAGAGACCACATAATTCCATTCAACATTGACACCACGTTTGATTTTGATGCCATATGCTGGCTTCACATTGGATGGTAGTAGTACAACATCGCTGAGCGATACTGCATCTCCATTGCCATTTGTGATGCTGGTCAGTGTGTAGAGATCGGTGCCAAGATAGAGCGTGTCATAGTCCATCAAATCGCCACCATCATTGAACAATAATGGTGTGTATGTGCGAGTCGAGTCTGCAGAAGCTTCGAACGTGCGATGTGTTGCCTTATCCACCATCGACTGCGCGCGTGTGACTGCATTGCCAAGCTGCGTGTCATCAGACGACGCAGTGATGTTCATGTACGCTTTAAGATCAGCAGTCGTTGTGTAGGCCATCAGATTACTTTCGTCGTCTTCTTTGGCTTTGGCTCAGTGACTGGCGTTTCTTCCAATGCGACTGCGGATCCTTCAGCAATCAATTGCTTCGCTTCTGCTTCACTGACATCAACGACATCGCCAGCAGAATACGCAGTATTGATTTTACCTTCTCGGAAAACTATGCCATGGAGCATTTGGATTTTCATTGGGGAATCCTTTTGTGGGGATGTGTCAAGGATTCCTTGACACATCCCCAATTGACTAAGCGTGTACGCCGACTGCGAATGCTTCGATTTGCGTCACATCGCCACCATATCGCCATGATGCGACGACATAGGTCAGGCCTTTGCGAATGTCGCGCCATCGCTCAATCTGGACACCAGACGTGCGCTCACAGAATGCGTAGAAGTTGTAGTTACCAAAGATGATGGATTTGTTAGTGGTGCCAATCGCAGGAATCTGCGCAGACAACATCACTGGCCATCCTTCGACCATACGCATACCATTGACAGTCTCAGTGATGCGATTGTAATTGGTCAGGTCGAGAGTCTTCAATGCACCCCATGTCGAATTCTGCATAATGAAGCCAGTCTGACCATTGGTCAGATATTCGCCAGCAACATCAGTTGAGAGACCGACAATCTGCGCATTGGTAATGGCAGTAGCACTGAAAGCAAAGGTGTTCGTTACGCGAGTAAGCAAACCGTATGGCTGGCTTGATCCCGTACCATTGACGATGTAATTGTTAGCACTGACTGCCATGGCACGCGCAATTTCATTCTGAATGAATTGCTCCAAATTGCTTGACGTGTCTGCCAAAAGCTCATCCGACAAAGCGAATTCAAGAGTATCTTTGTACAGCTGAATCGTCTTTGAGTTTGCAAGATTTGGCTCAGATGCAGTCGCAGTCACACCTTCAGCAACGATTCCGGGAGTTGCTTTGACACTCTGCGCAGGCATGATGTGCTTCCAAGATTCAGTCGTCACACGAGTGAAACCGACCTGGCCAAGGAATGACAATTCGTCGCGCTTGGCAACGATTTCGCGATTGATGGTCGTTGGTACAGTGAAGCCACCATCATTGTTCGTTGCTTCAGTCATGGTCTTATAGAAGCTGGCTGCTGCGCTCTTGGCATTGGTCAAGGTGTTCATGACCGATGCGTCAGACGATCCGCGCATGAAGCTTTTGTATGCGCCATGGTATTCGTTGCTGGAGTATGGGGATTCTGCTTCGACTGATGCTGGCAGTGATGCCTTCACTGCTGGTGCATGAAACGTGCCACCTGCCACTGGCTCGCCTGCCAATTCGGAAATGGCTGCTTTGACTGCGTCTTTGATGTTGTCCATGGTATGTGTGTCTTCCTTTGTGTGTACTGCTGATTTGATATCGTCAAGACCAGTGCTACCTGTCGCAGTGCGCACAGTTATTCCTTTGGTCATAACTTCGGTAGTGGTGCGAGGCTCAGCAGGTGTTGGTGTCAATGAGATTTCACCAACGACCCACCTTTTGATTTCGCCATTGACCCGCTCGACAAGATGTGGCAGTGCGCCAGTGCTGAGACCTAATGCGCCAGATTCTGCCAGCTTCATGACGTCTTGTGCATACTTGTGACGACGGTCAAGCTCAATCTGGACATCAATCCCGTCGTCAGTAGGTGCCCATGCTTTGACCATGCCGATCTGGCTTTTGATGCCACCAAGCGCATGGTCATAGTATACAGGCATACCGACAAAGCTTCGTGTTGCGCCAAAATCGGTGTCTTTGCTGAAGCGATCACCAGTCAAATCTTCGCCACCATATACCACACCTCGACCTGCGAGTGTGTATGGCGCAATTGCTTTGATTGCCTGTGTGATTGAATTCATTTGCCACCAATCAATCGCTGAGCAAACCGTTTCGCTGCTTCTGCTTTCATTATCGCATTGCTGTCAAGAGAAGATGATTTCATGGATTCTTTCTCGTCCATTTCATGCATGGAGGAAACTGCTTCTTCTTCGTCTTCGATTTGCTCAGACTCGCTGACGATTTCTGCTGGCTCAGGTGCAGATTCTTCCATGGTTTCTTCTGTGTCCAATTCCTCAACAGCAATGAGATTCAGTGCTGACTCTGGAATGATCCACAGCTTGCAGATTCCTTCTGCGTCGATGTTGCCTTGGACGATTTCGCATTTTCCTTCAGCAAAAAACACGCATGAGCCACACACGATGCCTTCTTCGATAAAGGGATTTTGTTCGCCATCAGCATAATGTGCGCCATTGGCACCGATCCCCTGGTCAAATGCGCCATACTCTTCGACCAATGCTTCGTATGTCTCATACATGTAAATCTGTCGCTCAGTGAGAGTAACAGATTCGTCGAGTGCTTTGACGCTCTTTGGCTTGACGCCATCATAGCCAACAGTACGCAGTGCTTTCATGGTCTGCTTGGTGTGATGCGCAGCCATGCGCAATGCTTCCATGTCAGTCTCAGAATGTCGTCGCGAAGCTTTCGTTTCCATGCTGATCTCCCTTAAAATACGATTTGCCCACACTCTTCCTTCATCGCCTCCCCAGCCATACCATGCCTGCCATCCCTTGCCTCGCTCAGACCATGTTGCACCTTCTTTGTCAATCTCATGACGATCAAAGTATGACACCATTCGCTGAACAGTTTCCAAACTGATTGGCACACGATTGGCCAATTGGTTTGCGCGTGCTAAGCCAACAGCGGTCATCCCTTGCTGGCTTTGTGGTTTCTCAGATCGCACGTCCAGTGCGAGTCTGGCATTGTCTGCCACAGACTGTGGTGCAATGTAGGTAGCTTTGATTTCATTCGATGTGGCGATGTTGAGTGCAGTCAGATATGCGTTTGCTTTGTCCATGCTTTGATAGCATTGCATTGCATTGCTTTCGCCATCTTTGTACACACAATATCTGCCATTCTCTACTTCAATATGATATGGCATCAGAGTGACTCCATTGCTTGTGCGACAAGTTTGTCGAGTGTGCCATTGCCTTGGATGGTATCAACAGCTTGTGTTGCAGTATTCCATCTTCCTTTGTGTATCTCTGCTTGCTGATCACCGACGACATATGGCGCATACGATGCTGCGCTAGTCAGCACTGCCTCATCTCCAGACAAAGTAACACTGTATGAGCGATTCAATGTCTCGCTTCCTCTTAATCCTGAGCCAGTGCCTCGCTTATATGGCACAGTGATTGCACCTCTTTTGTAATTGGCCATCACAAATCGTCGTTGCTTCTCA